GATAATTTAATTCTTTGGGATAAGAAAAAAATGAAGAATTTTGAGTAAAAATAGGTACTTTTTGAGTAGAAGTTAAATAGATAGAAGAGAGATCTCTAGTTATATTTTCTACTGTTGTAGTAAACGATGTAGATGGTAAATTTGGGTTTTGGCCATTTCTTATAAGAGTAATAGGATCTCCATTTTTACCCTCGGAAGACCATTCTTTATTTGCAGGTGCAGCTGTGCTTCCAAATCTAATACTATTTCCCCATCTACCTTCGTATATTACATCCCCCATATATGGTTGTAAAGGATTTATATTAGACCTTTCTATAAAAGTAGAATTTAGATCATCCCTAAAAGAATTTAATTGAACCTGGGGGATAGTAGTTGAGGTTTTATTAGGTGAACCTAATTGTGTTTGTGATAATGATTTATTATCCCCGGGTGGTAAAGATGAATTTAATTGTAAATTTGGAAAAGGGTTACAATGAGGACTATTCCATAAACTTATAATATTTGAATAATAATATGATTTTTGAGTAGGATCTCCCCCTATTGCTATATTAGGAAGATTAAATAAAAGAACTAATTCATTAATTAAAGGAGGTGTAGTAATGTTTGAATGAAAGGGTTTTGCTTTATTATCTTTAGAAGTAGTTATATCTACAGTTTCCCAAAATATAGTACCAATACCATTATATTCTCCTACATCTTTAAATTTTTCATGACTTGAATCTAGAACTATATCAGTAACTCTAGCTATAATAATTTCACTTTCTAGGGAATTTATTTTATCAATTAGGGGTAATAACTGTTTATTTATAAGTGAAGTTAAAGCTCCTTTTGTTCCTAATTCAACCATTTATTCTTCTTTTTTAGGTGGTAACTGTAAATTATTTATTTCTTTAAGAAGTTGTTCTTTTTCTGCTTCAGATATACCAAATCCATTATCTTCATTACCCTCGTTTGCAAATATACGTTGGAATATAGTAGCAACTTTTATAAGTGCTTCATCATTTTTAATACCTAATTCCATGTATTCTTTAATAAGTGGCACAATCATTGTAGCATCACCTATATCACTAATTAATGGTTTTAATTCGTTGATTAATGCACTAATTTGTGTTTCTTTTTTCTTTTGATTGTCGTAAATTTCTTTAAGTAAATCCGAGTATGATTTTTTACCGAATATATTTTTGTCTAAGTGGCTCATAGTTATACGTTTGATTCATGTATAAATATGATTATTTAAGACCTTTCAAAATCTATATATCCAGTTTCTAAATAAAAGATATAACTTTCTTTAAATAGTCCATATAATTTAGTAGCTATTTTTGTGATTTTAGGGGTTTTAACCTCTAAACCATGGCTAGCCATTATTTCTCGTATATAGATGTATAGTGCTTTTTTATTAAATATTTCTAAGTTTTCCCTTTTACGAAATAATTCTAATATGGCATCCGCTACTTTAGCATCATTACCTTTAGGAAAAAACTCATTAAATCGTTCTTCTACATATTTAACATAGCTATCTATAAAAACAGATAATCTATCTTTTTCTTTTTCTTCACCCATTTGATATGAATAGTTATCATCTTTATATAATTCATCTACAGGTGCTGTTTGTACACGTTTTTTATAATTTTTTGTGTTGTATACTATTAACCAATTTTTTGTTATAGTACCAAAATATGAATAGGCTTTTGCCCCATTATCTGGGTTGAATAAATGTAATTTAGAAAGTAAAAAAGTTATTACCTCATGTTGTAGATGTTCTATTTGATCTACTTCAGTGTAATAAAATTTAAAAGTATGAATTATGTTTTCTGTTAATTTGAAAAAAGCATAATGTATTTCATCCCTATATATATTACTTCTTATTTTTGGGTTTGGTTCATTATTATATCTAACGATAGCGTTTTCGGTATCCTTAGTAAAGTAGTTTTTACTCTTGGGTCTTCTTTTTCTAGCCACGGTAATCATTTTATTTCTTTTAACTTGAAGTCATTCAAGATATCCTGAATGTTTTGGATAGATTTGAAAAAATATCCTACTTCATCATCAGATTTAAATGTACCGGCTCGATCTATTTCTTTAAGTTTTTTATCAGATGCATCTATTGTTTTAGATAGTCCATCTAGATAATTTAGATATTCTGATAAAATATCTTCTTGTTTTTCATTTTTACGTAATAAATTAAAAGTAGTAAATCCTAAGATTACTACTATTACTGATAGAATAGATATTACTATGGTTATTATCATAAACTATTTAACATGTTTTTTAACCCTTCACTTTTCATTGAACCAAGTGCTTTAGTTTTTACATCTAATTTTTTAGCCTTAGGTTTGTCTAAAACTTCTTCATTGAATTTTGATAGCCATACTTGTTCGAATTCGATTCTTGCTGCCATTAAGTCTGCCTGATGAATTATAAATACCATAGAAGTTCGAGGCTTTTGCTCTGGCATGTAACTTTTTAAATAAGGCTCATTAGCTTGATCATATAAACCATCATGCAATTTAATAGTCATCCACTCGTTTTCAGTAAGCTTAATATCATGGTCAACAAGTAATTTAATAGATCTATCTGGAACTGACATGTAGGTTAATTTTTTATTGTATTGATACATTTCACCTAAATTCTTTTTTCTCCAATCATCTTTAGATGGTAAATATGCCATTTCTTCACCATTACCCATTTTACCTAAATCATGGTTTATGGCTGAGAATACAAGTTCTTCAATAGTGTAGTTTTGTTCTGTACCAAATTCAACCCATGTTTTGTTTATGGCTAAAGCACCGCTTACAACTCGATTAACATGATCAACATATCCCCCTGGAAAAGCATTATGGTAAGCAGTTTTATGTGATGCTGGCATTAATATAAGATCATCTTCAAATTTCTTATAAAATGATAATAATTTTTCTTTTCTGGGAGATGATATATGTTCTTCAATATTGGTTAAGAATATTTCCCAATTTGCCTGAATGTGTTCCGCTGTTAAACTCATTAATCTTCTCTTTCTATCATATCAACAATATCCTGAACTGTTTCTTCAACAGTCTTTTGAGCTTCATTAATAGATGTTCTATTTCCACCTCTATGAATTTCCATATCAAGTTTCTTTAACTGACCCTGGAGTGTTCTTAATCTATTTTGTACTAATGGTTTATTTCTCATAACTTTATTTTATTTTTAATAGGGTGTTCCTTATAATCCCGTGTATCACCTTATCACACTTTTTTTATTATACGTTTTTTTTAAACCCCGTGATGGGAATATACGATGTTAGGATTTCGACTCCAAATTATCTTTAAGATACTTTTGGATTTTTACTAAATGAGCGCATTTTTCATATTCTTCTCGCTCTTCAAAAAAGGATATTGATAGTTTTAGTGCTGTATCTAGATAATCATCATGTTGGATAGTTAAGCTACCTTGCCATATTTCTTCATCTATTTTACAATCCTTAATATAACCCCAGGCTCTATGATGAGCTATATATTCTCCTACATCATCCATACCGTCCATTCCAAAATCATCTTTAGGAGTTTTAAACATATTGATAAGTTTCTTTTGAAATACGTGTTGGTTTAATATAATTTTTTTATACATGCCAACTTTAAATGTGGGTGTTTTTTCAAATTGTTCTATATTAATAGTAGAAGGTGGCTCCTCAGTGTACTTTTTAGGGTCACCTCCAAATAAATTGAATATATGGTTAAGGTCCATGTCATCAATAAATATAGTACTAGTAAGGTATACTCCAAACTAAAAGTAAGAAAAAAACGTCATATGTGACTTGGATATGACTAAAAGGTTACGTATATTTATAGATATGATAAAAAATGTAATAACACTTATAGGAATAATGTTGATAGTTAGCTGTTCTACTACAGAAACAGTTATAACTCCAACAGCAAGCAGAAAAGCAATTATAGAGGGAAATGAAGTTACATTAATAACAACACATAAAATTTCCCTATCTCAATATAATGAGATTAAAAAAGGCTATAGCTTAGTAGTAGTTAAAGGGAATTAACTTAGATTTTTATATTCTTTTTCGAATTGTTCTAACGCTTGAAAGTATTCTGCTTTTTCAAGTTTGGTAAGATTTGCGTACCATTTAGGGAAATCGCCTCCTTTAATTTTTAACAACTCTTCTTTTAGGTCTCTCATCATATTTTAATTTATAGATACGTATATACTATACATACTGTTTTCCAAGTTTTTCAATTGCTTCTTGTGCTTCAACTAAGGGTATATCAAAGAATTCACGTTGTTGATTCACGCGGTAAGATGCTAATTCTTCATGGACTTCTTGCTCTAATTGCTCGCCATTGAAGCATTGAAATGCCCATTCTACTTTATAAGGCAATGCTACACCGGTAGAAGCACTAATTTGTTTAGCCCTAATCTCAGGTTCGTGTTTTGTGTAACCTATTTTAAGCATGTTAGGTAATGCCGGGTTTGATAAAATATATACCCATTGATCAGCTTCACCGCGATTGGCATATATATCTTTACGTCTGGAGGTGTAATATGTTATTTTATCCCACCCATCTTTGTCTTCTGTTAGTGTATAGAATCGGATAGGTGAATCTATTAAGTCTTCTTGTTGACTGAAATATTTGGAAGCTTGTTCTTGGGAAATTTTTTTAATATTAGGTTTGGACATTATCTCATTTTTTGTGAACGTGCATTACGTTCTATTAAAACTTTACTTGAAACGATCTTATTATTGTGTTTTGGTGTAACTTTTCGGTTAGTTCCGTAAGCGTATAGAGGACCTTCATACTCTTCACCTTGTATTCTTCTTTTACCATCAAATGATCTAAAATCAGTTGGGGTAACTCTATGCCATCTAGATAATCCTGGCATATAGATTTCTAAACATCGTGCCTCATTAAAGAGGAATTCCATTTTTTCTGTGTAACCTGTTTTTTCCATTTATATAACTATAACTTTTATTTGAGTTTCTATAATTTCTCCCGGAACTGGTGAACTGTGTCCATGATATTGAATTCCTTGTTCAGTATTAAAAACGGATTCAATAAATAAATTTATAGTATCCCCTATCATTTCATCATCTAATAATACATTTTGAGTTGGTTCATAATTATATTTTGAATGAACACCTACAATTGTTGGTGCATAAGGACATTCTATACAAAAATGTTTTGGTATTTGGTAACCCACTATATTTAATGGTGGGTGAAGATTTATTAAATCATTCATTGTATATGTGTAATTCCCAAAAGGTATAGGCGTATTTAAAGAATTATTATTAAACCACCCTAAATAAGAAAACATTGGGGTTTGGAACATAATAGAATCAAACACTACCCAATAATCTGAATCAAAATTTACTTCTATTAATGGTATACCGTTAATAATATATTGGGGATTTAATTCTGATAGTTGTCCTTTAATTTGAAAATAATTTAACCCATCCCATTTTATTTCATAATGACCATTTCCATTAGGAAAAATTTCTTGATTTTTATATATAACTGAATATATAGCATCACAATCACCATTACAAGGAGATTGATGAATTGTTTCTTGTTTAGTGCATGAAGGAGCAAATATTAACGATAATATAAGTCCTAAAAATAATAATATGTGTTTTATTGTTTGTTTCATAACCTTAATTTTGATGTGAATATACGAACCCTTTCTTGAGGAGCCAAATTTTTATGTGGGGGAAGATAAAAAACATTATTATTCCAGTATAAATATATATTTTGTCGACGATGAAGAATCCGTCGACGGAGAAGATTTTGAAAATTTTGGGTTTTGGTCCTTTTAGGTTAAATGGACTTTGGTATGTAGGATATAGGTATATACTACCTCGATGGTGAAAGGGTAAGTTCGAGTTAAACATATATTTACTTTTTTCTTGGCGATATACACGCGTATATTGACATCAGCATACATGGGTATAAACGCGGTAAGCGCGCGGTACGTACGCCGCACAACACACTTATGCAGCATATAATGTTAAGGTAATATAGCATCCCATACTAAGGGATATGCCATGGTAGAATACGATGTGGGTAAATAAGGGGTAATCCATAACGGATAATAAGGTACCGACAACGAGTCCCCTACCTATGTAGAGGGTACGTTGCGCCTTATTAATGCACGCAGCATAAGTGCTGGGCCAGCTATTATTAATATATTATCCAATTATCATATGGTGTAAATATACGACCCCTCCCCCGCGTCTCCACGCCTCCCCGCGCCTATCGTCGTGAACATTCGTGAACACCCATGTTGTTCATATATATTTTTAAGGTAAGTTGAAAAAGGTTTGGGTGCGGCATGAAAAGGTTAATATGAATTGAATCCCATCCCACATTCCCCCACTATATTTGCTCACATACTATTATAAATCAAGTGTTGTTTGTAACCCATTAGGATCGTTTTCCACACTTACAACATATTCTATATCAAACTTATCCAAAACAGCACAATACAAATCTTTACCACTATAAGTTAAAGCAAATTTACTATTGTGTGGTGTAGTAATTTTATACTTTACCACTTAAAAATTCTTTATAGAATCGCTTTCACCTACTAAACCAAGTAAAGGTAACTCTCGTTCTTCAATCATAAGAACATCATAATATAATCTACGTTTACTATATAAATGAACCCTAGCTTCATTTACATCACTAAATGATTCAGATTCTAATAACCCATCAGGTTGTCTTTTACTTAAAACATAATACATAACTTATTTATTTTTAATCACCAATAATAGGTGCCAGTGTTAACACTAAAAAGCTACCAACAATAATTAACACTATTAAACTTACTGTTGTACTCATTTAATTATAATTTATTGATACAGTATCTTCCTCCACCGCCATATCATCAATCATCATCTCAATACGATTCATCTGAGTTTTCATATCGAATATCTCCAATTCCAATTTACCCAGGTCTTCCTCCATCGTAAACCACCTATCTATCATATCAAATTCCCTTGCTTTTAAAGCACTATTTTCGGTTATTAACCACACAGCGCCAGCAAACGAAAGTATAATTAATATCAACAGTATATTATTTGTTTTCATCGTTATTTATTTTATTATTATAATCATCTCCATTCCTAGCATCCATATAACCATCAATAAATCCCTTCAACATATTCCAAGCAATACCCAAAAACAAAGATATTATAAATGCTGAAAGCAATATTTGAATTACTTTAAATCCCATACACTAGGTTTTTTACGTTTAACACGTCTAATTTTTTTTAACAGGGGCATATTAACATTATCCCAAAACGCCCACCAATTACTCTGCTGCTGCTTCCTCATCTAAATATTCTGATTTAACAAATGCTAATTCCTCTTTAGTAAATGAATCTGAACTATCTTGAACAATATCCTCTACATTTTCATTAAAATACTCTTCAAATGCATCATCCATATACAAATCATCATACAAATACTCATCAATATAAACTGAATAATGCTCTTCCAATTGTTTCATTATCACATCTGCCAAGTCAGAATCATAATAATAAACATCCTCATTAATATCAACATTCCGATCATCATGAGTAGCAACATACACTTCATAACCATCGGCAGTAGACTCTGAATACACCTTAAAATCACCTTTATCAAACTGATCTACAATTTCCGTATTCAAATAATCTAATACTATTTTCTTATAATTCAATTCCATGTTCTGTATATACG